AAGGCATTCCAGAAAAGGCCAAGCGCCCGATTGCGGTGAGGAACCTAATCGCGCTGGCGCGTCAGACTCTCGCGATAGGTCGCAAGTGCTCAACGCTGAATATCAGTATTGAGGACGCTGTTCCGATGGCGAAGATGATTGACCCGGCTATGGCTCCGTGGATTAACGATGACGGCTCATACAAGCCGCCAGCAGAAGAAACCGCGAAGAAAGCCACGAAGAAAGCCGCGAAGAAGAAGTAAACAAAGACAGCCCACCCGGGAAACTGGGTGGGCTTTCTGCGTTCTATCTCAGCTCGAATCTATCTATTGTCGTCATGTCTGGTCTGGTCAAAGTTGCCAACAGTTAGCACACTGTCTGTTCTGTCAGTGTTCTGTCTGGTGTTAACTTAGACACCACTAACCAAGAGGTAAGAGATGAGTATTTTAGTAGAAGTGTTTGCTGTATGCTTCCCGTTCTTTGCTCTGATTGGCACTGTGTTCTGGTGCTACTCAGATAACAAACAGCGTAAGCGCTTGCGTCGTCAAGCTCTGTACAATCTGGCCGAGAGCCATCGCAAACACAGCTTTGACTCATGAACATATTTGTTCTCGGTAGTAGCCCAGAAGAGTCGGCCCGTTTGCAGTGTGACAAACACATTGTAAAGATGCCGCTTGAGACCGCTCAGATGTTGTGTTCTGCACTTCATCTGTGCGGTTCTTCTGGTAAGTACAAGCCCACACATCAGAACCATCCGTGTTCTGTCTGGGCTCGTGAGTCTCGCGATAACTTCGACTGGCTCTGTCACCATGGCTTTGCTTTGTGTGACGAGTACACAAACAGATACGGCAAAGTCCATGCCTGTTTAGAAGTTATCCAAGACTGTTTCCATAAACGTGAGTCTATCCCTGCTGGTAGTCTCACTCCGTTTGCTCAGGCTATGCCTGACATCTACAAGAGAGACGATGCTGTCACAGCTTACCGTCTGTACTATGTAGAAGCTAAACAGAGTGTTGCGGACTGGAAGTTCTGTGACCCGCCCGAGTGGTGGGTAGTCAAAGAACCAGAACCAGTTCCGTTAACAGAGATAGAGTTGTGGCGTCAGTCACTTGTTTGATTCCAAAGGAGAAGGCCCGGTCATTTAGTTGGTCGGGCCTTTTACTGTGCAATCAAGCACAAACAAGAGAGGTAAGAGATGGACTGGAATCTAAACATATGGACAGGCGATTACTATTGCCGTGTAGACAATGATGTAACGGTATGGCGAATGGCGGGTAACGCTCCGCACTTGTACTGGGCTACCGCTTATGCGATGCCCGGTTCACCCCAGACGGGAGCGCGTAAAACTCCGAAAGCGGCCATTAAATCATTGCGGAATCTAATCGCAAAAGGAGGTGAGTGATGAGAAAGATTACTCAAGCTGCTGTTGAATGTTTCATCAAGCGAAAGCCATTCAGTCTTAGCAATACAGAAGTTGTCATCGACAATAAATGTCGTTGGCGACTGACTCTGCACGGTAACACCATTGCTCAAATGACTTTGGGTGTAGGCTGGGATGACTTGGAGATCACTACTGCTGGGTGGAACACAGCCACTACTCGTGAACGACTGAATGGTCTGCCCGGTGTGAATGTCTGCCAGAGAAAAGGTTCTCTTTATCTTAATGGTAAAGAGTGGGACGGTACTATGGTATCGGTTCCTCACTGGCTGGAGGTGCAACGTGGATGAACTCAATCGCAGAGTTCGTATTGCTTACGAACAGATGAAGCGCCATGAAGATGAGCCAAGTGGCAGACTCTACAATCTCTGGCGTGACAAGTACAACCAAGCAAACGATGAGCTTACTAAGTTCATTGAGTCTGGTGAGAAAGAAGTCACGCCCGTAGAAGTAGAGGAAGTGATGGATGAAGATGACTTCATTCAGGCTGGCATCGATGCCCGTGAGAAGAGAAAGGTCTCACTAAAGAAGAAGAGTGCTGAACAGTCTGCTCAGGAATGGATTGATAAACATCCTGAGTGGGTAGATTCATTCACAAACTTTGTGAATGGTGAGAGAAAGTAACAGCCCATTGGAAAAGGCCAGAAGTTGTCCGTGTTGGATAGCGTCTGGCCTTTTACTGTGTGCTGATGCAATCAGTATGCACGCCAGATGTTTTTGTCTGGTGTTCTTAGAGGTAAGAGTAAAATGAGTAACAATATAGATATTGCTTACGCTGTATGTATCCAAGCTGGAGTGCCCGTCATTCTGTGGGGGCCACCCGGTATTGGAAAGACAATGCGAACACAGTCAATCGCCAAGTCTCTTGGCAAGTCACTGGTCGAACAAGTCTGCTCGACTTGGGATCCTACTGATGTTGGTCTCCCAGTCGTCAAGTCTGGTCTGTTCGAGCGTGTAGCTCCTAAGTGGGCTGTTGATTGTGATGACAATACTCTCTTGTACTTGGACGAGTTCTCTTGTACTCCGCCCGCTGTTCAGGCTTCGGCTCTGAAGATTGTGGGTGAACGCAAGTGTGGTGACTTGTCTCTGCCCAAGGGTCTGTCTATCGCTATGTCTGCGAACCCTGCTGACCAAGCTGCTGGTGGTTGGGACTTGGCACCTCCGATGGCGAACCGTATGGTTCACTTGGAATGTTCCTTGTCTGCTGACGACTGGTGTGATGGAATGATTGCTGGCTGGCCCAAGATGGATGTACCTAAACTTCCATCGGGTTGGCGAGAACTAGTTCCGTCAAAGGTAGCTCTGGTCACGTCTTACATTCGTCGCTTTGGACAAAGTCATTTGCTGGCATTGCCCGAAGATGAAGCGAGTCAAGGTAGAGCATGGCCGTCTCCACGTTCGTGGGACAATCTCTGCTATCTCTTGGCTGCTGCTGAGTCTTGTGGTGTAGAGCCAGCAGTCATCAGTCACTTGGCGAAGGGTACAGTCGGTCATCCTGCTATCAGTTTCCTTACATTCTGTGAGCAGCTTGACTTGCCTGACCCTGAAGCTCTGATTGCTGACCCGTCTTTGTATGAACACTATGACCGTGGGGACAAGGCTCATGCTGTACTGGCAAGTGTTGCCGCTGCTGTGCTCGCAAAGAACACAACTAAGCGGTGGGAGAATGGTATCAAAGTCATGGTTACTGCTGCTGAGAAAGGTGGCACTGACGTTGCAGCTATTGCATGTCGGTCACTACTCAAAGGTGGGATGCCTGCTGGTGCTGTCATTCCTGACAACATTGACCAGTTCTTTCCCATGTTCCAAGCTGCCGGTTTGGTGAAGGGGTAAGGCATGAAGAGAGTAAAGTTCGTACATCCTGAGTCTGGTCTGGAAAGAGTAATCAAAGTCAGAAACAATGCTGCCATGCGTGAGCATGGTCTGGGTTATCAGAGTTTTCAGCATAGTATTCCCTATGAACTCTTTCCTGATGTGGAAGAAACAGTTCCGGGTATGCCAATCTTAGAAGTAAAAGTCCGGTGTTGCCGCAAGCATCACCGGCTTCTTCTTTGGCCTGACGGTCGGCTAACTATGGCCGCCCACCAAGGTAAGAAAGCGAGACAAGCGATGAAGGTGGCCCAAGCTATGGGTCAGAAGTATCGCTGTGTTGAAGTCTTAGAGGCATACCGTGGTGTCTGTGAAGGGAGAACATATGGGATAGACAAGAAAGTCATACCCCAACCTCTCCTTAAAATCGCAGAGCGTTGCTACGCGATGAAGAGTAATCGTCGCTGGCTCCAGCGAGAAGACAAGACAGATATAATGGTGAGGCTTGAAGCTCAGCGAGAGAAGCTGAGGGCTGCTGCATCCCAACGGGTAACTCTACATGATGAGTACCAGAGATATAGATGCCGGTTCACTAACTCTCATGGCGTCAGTCAGAAGCATGGTGTGTGGTTCAAGAAAGCTCTGCTCTCTGGAATCATACACAGTGACTTGTCGAAAGACGGGCTCAGGTTCTATCCAACACTCATCCCTGACCACATAATCAGGGCTGGGTGTGGATATATACCTGCGAGAGATCAGGACTTCAATGAGTACTGGATCTTTATTGAGCGGACTGCTGAAGAGAACATTGGCTCAGTCAAAGGTAAGAAACCTATCTGGGTCGTTGAAGAATATCAGCTCGATGGCGAACGCTGAAACATGTCCACTGTATTGGACACCGGCTTTCAAGTCGGTGTCCTTTCCTGTGTACGTGATTCAACTACACAAACAAGAGAGGTAAGACATGAATGTCAAAGAAAGAGTTATGGCTGCCAGACTGGTAGCAGTAGAGAGGTGGCCGTACTTCGGTCCCCAACTACTGTCTATGGTTCTGGTGCCTAAGAGTATCGGCACTTGTGCCACTGATACTCGTGGTCGTTTCTACTATGACCCGGAGTTTGTCAAAGCTGTTTCTGTGCAGGAACTTGCTACCATCTGGTTGCATGAATGCCTGCATGTCTGGCTTGACCATGCCGAGCGTAGATGCGGGCGACCGCCAAGTATCTGGAACAAGTCTGTCGATAGAGAGATCAATGATGATCTCAAGAAGGAGTGCATGCCTTTCCCGGAAGCATTTCCCCCACTTCTGCCACATCAGATTGGTCAGCCCGATGGTGAACTCGCTGAGTATTACTTCGGGCATGAAGAACAAGAAGATGAAGAAGGAGAGGGTGAAGGAGATGGTGAAGGAGAGGGCGAGCCGGAAGACGGTGGCTCATCTATGGATGGTATTCCCCGTGACTGGGAAGACGGTCCAGAGTCTGAGTCAGGTGTCTCAGAGATCCCTGAGTCTATGCAGGAATGCATTAAGCAACAGGTATCTGAGAATGTAGTGGAGCATATCAAAGACGGCGGTCACGTTCCGAGTGGAATCGCTTTGGCTGCTGAGGCAAACTTGTCTCCGCCCAAAGTTCCATGGCAGAAAGAGATGGCTGCTGCCATTCGTGCTTGTGCTGCTGACGTAGCGGGAGCGGTAGACTTTACTTACCGTAGACCATCACGTCGTCAGTCAGTCTATGGCGATGTCATTATGCCTGCTGTCCGTAGACCCGTGCCCGAGACTGTCATTGTTCTAGATACTTCTGGTTCTATGTATGGTCCCGACTTGCAGTCTGCTTTGGATGAAACCCAAGGTGTTCTCAAGACTTTGGGTGGTCGAGGTATCCGTGTACTGGCAACAGATTCACAGGTACATTCTCGCCAACGAGTCACCCACGCCTCCAAGATTGAGGTGTTGGGTGGTGGCGGTACTGATATGCGAGTCGGTCTGGCTGAAGCTCAGAAGCTAAAGCCTTCTCCCGACTTGTGTATCGTACTGACTGATGGCTACACACCATGGCCTGACCGCGCCCCAAAGGGGATGCAAGTCATTGTTGCTATCACAGGTGGGCATGCCAAACGTGCGCCCGACTGGGCTCGCACTGTCTCTATTGAGGGATGAGTCATCAAACTATCGGGCGTCGGCTGTCAGGTCGATGCCCCTTAGTGTGCTGACAATCTCGTCACACAAACAAGAGGAAAGAGAAAATGGAAACCAATGAACTTTCAATCGGCGGCTCTGTCTGCGTGTGGAAATCATCTTCAGCCAATCGGAACAGTCTTCTCAAGAAGCTGACTGACATTGGTGTCGCTGACTTCTGCCCGGAGTCAACCACTCGTCACTTGGCTTTGCGTAATGCACTTCGTTCTGTGTATGGCGTAGATAAGGTCAAGGTTCTTACTGGCTTTGCGAACTTCGCAGTTATCAATGCCGTTGCTACCCGTGAAGACTGGACCGGCCAGTCAACCATGACTTACCGTGCTGAGTTGGACAAGCTGGTATGCACTGGCCTTGAATACGGTGACCCTCGCATCGACGAAGTGCAGCGTGCTTTCGAGACCAACATGGAGAACATTACTTCTAATGATGTCTCAAAGATGTTGGTTCGTTTGGCCTATCACTTCGGTGGTGTACCCTGTGCCTCTGGTGCAGGTGGTGCTTACTGGATCCCTAAAGATTCAATGGCAGTCTGGAAGGACGTGGCCCGTGCTGTAGAAAACAGTTCTACTAATGGTCGGGCCAAGGTGTTCATGTTCACGACTGCTATGGATGATGAAGCTATCCGTGCTGTCGTCGGTTCTTTAGAGAACAATATCTGTAAAGAACTGGAAGACATGGAGGCTGAAGTCGCATCCGGTAAGCTCAAGAAGCGAGCACTGCAATCTCGCGAGCGTATTCTAGGTGAGAAGCGTCAGAAGATTCGTGAATACGAATCCATGCTTGGCGTAACCATGAAGAAGCTACATGATGCAGTCGAGAAGACCAAGAAGACTAGCGTTATCGCAGCGCTTATGTCTTTCGGGAGTGAATGATGGACAACCTTCCTGATGATTGGGGCATGTACTATCAAACATGTAGCCGATGTAATCAGAGGTATCACCTTAGTGGTTGTGAGGTGTGCGCTTGCGCACCTTGCGCCACTGAGGATTGCGATACCATTATCAACACGAATCAAGAAAACATTTGTGTGGAATGTGAGGATGCCGAAACGGACATGGGTCCGTCAGAGACATAGATAAACCAGAACCCCTGAGCAATACTGAATGGTTGTTCAGGGGTTTTTGTGTGTTTATGTACTAAGGGGATAGTAGACACACCTACAATCTAGTACCCCCATGCGTATGAACCAATGTACTAACAACTGGACACTAGACGTTAGACACCTGTAGACATTGGTAGATGATAAGAATATATAGGTTAGGAGTTTATCAGAGGGTGTCAAGTACCCCCCTAGTTAGACACGTTAGATAAGTTATGAACCATACCTTGACATGTCAGGTCCGGTCAGATACTTTGATACTCGGAATAAGGAGATCCAATGAGTAGTAAGGAAGAGCTACAAAAAATGCTGGAGTTGGCGATGACGACATCCAGTTTCCCCAAAGAAACAGTTCTACGAGAGGCCCTCTCGCTGTTCCTTTCCAGTTACGGAACCGCACCTGCGCCAGTGCAGAGTGCGGCAAGTCGGTATGACACACTGGATGCAGCCAAGTTGTTGTCTACTGCACACGTAATGTCTGAGTCAGAAGACCAGATTTCAATCCGTGCTTTCACGATGGACGAGCTTCTCGATGCTGCTTTTCCAAATCAAGTTTTGCTAGCCGAGCATGACGTAAAAGTCTGGGCTGGTAAACTGTTGGCTGCTGCTGGTTATGAGCGTCGTCAAGTCAGGCGTCGTGGTGGACTTCGACCACTGGTGTGGGAGCGGTGCCATTCTGTAGACAGCTTAAACATTCACCCCTAACAGAGAAAAGCCCCAAGACCTTGGAGCGAATAAGGTCTTGGGGCAACGGAGAACAGAGTGCAGAGTTCAAATGATTCGGGAGTAGCGGTATTCCCGTGGAGCATTTCCCTTTTCTTGTCCGGCTTTAAGAGTATAAATCCGCAGAAAACCGTTGTCAAATGTCAGTCTCAGATTGATAAGTTGTTCCTGCGTCCAACGACTAAGCCATTAGATTTCCCCAAGCGGAGGCTTCCGTGTTGGTCGCCAGCTTTGTATCAGCCCGGTAAGACCAGAAAGAACGGAAATGTTTCTGAGTTATCGGCTCTGGTCTATGACTTTGATTCCTCTGATGTCGTGCCCAAGGTTGTGTCAGATGACCTAAAGAAACAAGACATCGCGTTTGCTATTTATTCTACGTGGAGTCACACCAAAGCTAACCCACGATTCCGACTGGTGTTTTTCACCGACCGCCCAATACTTCCGCATGAGTTTCCACGAGTGTGGGAGAATGGTCTTTCTCTCTTGAGTTATGTGGAGGGAGTTGATCGTCAGTGCCGAGACATAGCAAGGCATTATGCCTTACCCGTGCGGAGACTGGGAGCGGAGGAGTATGTGGGTGAGATAAATATTTCTGGTAAACCAGTGGAGGTAGACAAACTAGCGTCTGCCTCTGAACGTGTAGGGGGTGGAGAAAAGCCTAAGCTATTGGGTGAGACTGACCTGTCCCTTGAAACTGGTAAGTCTATGACAGTGGATGAGTTGATTGAGAAGGGTGCTGGTAAGTACAAGTGTGCATGCCCATTCCAGCCCGGGGCATCAATGGGCTCAGCATTTCTGCGTGTCATGGAAGACGGGCGAGCGTTCCTCCAATGTACGAGCGAGAGCCATACACATGAGGGAAAACAGTTCTGGATAAAGAAGGCTGGCGAAGGTAAGAAGAAGCGCGCTGCCCCAAGAAGTGTAGAAGCCCGGGGCAAGTTGATTGCCGAGGTGCCTGATGAGTTGGTTGAGTATGCCGAGAACAGGATTGTCTACAACTGTTTACAGGGAGTGTTCTACCGAAGAGAGCAAGACTCTTGGGAGATCTCTCAGCCATGGCAGAAGGGGCACTTGGTTGACCACTTGGTCGGGCGTCTTCCGGTTGGAATGGATGTCCGTCACGCGAATGCTTTAGTTGATCACATCCTTTCCCGTCAAGCTTATGGCTTTGACTGTTCCTCTACGGCTGGCCCAATCCTGTGGACTGACCAAGGGCGTATGGTCAACCTGTATTCCAAGCCAAGGATTCACCCGGTAAAAGGAGACTACAATCGGATTCAAAGAATCATTCGGGTGCTGACTCAGAATGATCCGAAGGCTATTCGATGGTTGGTTCACTGGTCTGCTGCCATGGTTCAGCACCCTGAACGTAGATCGATGGTGGCTGTCATATCTATCTCTCCACATCAGGGGATAGGTAAGAGTCTATATGGTCGGATACTGTCTGAGATGATTGGTCCGGGAAATACTTCTGTGGTTTCCAATCGCGCATTACGGGACAAGTTTAACTCTAGTTACGTCACTGCTCTGCTTGTCTTAGCTGATGAAGTTGGCATGGACCCACGCATGACTGACGTGGTGAGTGAACTGAAGAGCTATATCACTGACGAAGAGATCCACTGCGCTACTCCATATGCTGCCCGGACGAAGGTGCAGAACAGGATGTCATGGTGGATGACATCGAACAACCGAAGACCATTGGTGCTCGATGAAAACGATAGACGAATCACAGTATTGGCAGCGGATAAACCTACCACTGAGCATCGGAGAATGTTGAGGTCTTGTTTCGATTCAAAGAAGGGAACCTTTGAGCCCATGTTTCGTGATGAGATCGCTTCCTATGCTCACTTCCTAAAGAATCTAAAAGTAGACTGGAAACTGATTGCGTATCCGCTGGATACAAAAGCCCGACGACAAGTGCAGTCGGCAAGCCGGTCCCCAATCGATGCGTTCCTACATGAGATCCAGAAGCTGGGGGCCATCTCTATACTAGAAACATACAAGCCACGCATGGGAGTTAGGATGTCAGAGTCTGTTCTACAGAACTGTATCCCGTGTGAGAGGATGTATGGTTCTTTCCGTGAATGGTGCGAGGCACATGGGTACTCAAACATCCCACCCGAATCCGAGTTGAACCTCGCGATTGTGTCTCTGCCCGAGGTTGAATCTACTAACGCGCGTATCGCTGGAACTCAGGTGAGGGTGTACGTCGGACTGACAAAGCGCAGAAAAGCGCAAAACAAAGTCGTAGATTTCCCGAACGCTTAAGGAAAACAGATGCCTGATTTATTCGCTTGGGCGGACACCGTTCCGCCTTGGGCAGAAGACCTGCCCGGTGTATGGAAGAACAAGAAGAACAATGGCTATCGTGTACCCCACAACCTGTGTGGGATGCTCGAATGGAACCAACACCAGAGGGACGGGGCCAAGATTCTAGAAAAGACTTTGGCCTCACCCATGCTGCACTCGTGGGTGTCCGAGTTCCTGATGGAACATCAGAAGGCTGCGGTATCTCACTGCTTAAAGAGGCCAGCCTCTAACATCTGGGCACCACCGGGTTCGGGGAAAACACTTTGCGGAATCACATGGCTGTGTGCTGCTGGTAGAAACTTCAAGCTGGTAGTGACGCGAGCCATCGCCCGAGGAACATGGAAGGAAGAGGTGCGGAAGTACACAACCCTGCGGCCACAACTACTAATGGGTCACAGTGCAGAACGCTTTACTCCCGAGGCTGACGTTGTGTACATCACAGCTTGGGAGACTCTTATCCATTGGGGTCCAGTGCTCAGCGCTATGAAGCCCGACAGTGTGGTGTTCGATGAGATCCACTGTGCGAAGAATCCCAAGCGGGTCTACGCAGTCATGGGTGCAGATGGGAAGAAGCAGTGGAAGTCTCGCGAGAACATTTCTGCTAGTGCCTCAGACCTGAGCCGTAACTGCTCTCGTAGATTAGGGCTGACTGCTACGCCAATCCCCAACCGGCCCAAGGATTTGTGGGCACAGTTGGATCTGGTAGAGCCATGGCAGTGGGGCACGTTCCATCAGTTCGGTGCTCGCTACTGCGGTGGGTACGAGGATACCTATGGGTGGAAGTATGATGGGCTGAGCAATGAGAAAGAGTTGAACCAAAGGCTCAAGCTCGTAAAGCACAAGACATCTCAGAAGGCGATGCTTGCAAACCTACCGCCCAAGCGTAGGCAAGTCGTCCACCTGTCACCCGAAGAACAGAACCGGCCATCGGGTGGGTTTAAGCAAGAGATAAAGCGAGCGTCCAAAGTAGGTAATCACGAGGGCCTATTCGAGATCTACTTACAGGAAGCTGCGACACGTAAACAGAAGTATGTCATTGAGCGTGTCGCTGAAGCTGTGCGATGCGGACAGAAAGTGACCGTCTTTACGGGCCGTCGTACTGACTGCGAGCATATAGCTGAGAAGGTCCAGAAGTTCTTCGAGAAACATTCCTTGTCTGCCCGAGTGTGGTGGGCACATGGTGGACTAACCACTGAGAAGAGGGATGAGATCCGAGGCGAGTACATGGGGCATGGGGGAGCGGGGGTGCTGGTCGCTACTGGGGATTCGATGGGTGAGTCCATCAATCTACAGAAAACAGATCTGGCATTGATCGTCATGCTGCCTTGGACGCCCCGACAGATACGTCAGTGGGAAGGTCGCTTCATTCGTCTCGGTGGTGACCGCCCGGTGCTGGTGTCCTACATCATTGCGGAAGGCACCGTGGATGAGGACGTGGCCGAGATCTTGCTGGATAAGCTGCCCGCAATCGGAGCGGTCGCAGAGGACGAGATGATCACAGAGTTCGAGGAATCGTTTTCCACGTCAGAGGGTGACCTGCTGGCACGAATAATATCTGCAACAAGTGCTTGACACCACGTAGTCATATGTTATACTGATAGGGAGAGGTAGAGGTAAATGGAGAAAATACTTTTGGACGCAGGTCCATCCGAGAGGGGGTGGCACCGCATCGAAGCTGCCGCGCGTTGCCTTAGATTGTACGCGCTCAAGCAATCAGGGCACGTTCCTTTTCCCGAAAGTGTTCCTCTGATCCGTGGCTCACTGGTTCATATTGGGCTCGCTCATATCTATGCGCGTAAGCAAGAGATCGATGCGGGACGTGACCCAGAGAAATACTACAGCCCGACTGATGCAGTGCTCAAGCTGGCTGAGAAGAACGGCCCAGCATGGGAAGAGCTAATCGACTTGTGCTGTGACATGGTAAATGCTTACAGACTCAAGTGGGGTGACGACAGAAACTGGGAAGTGATTTCCGTAGAAGAAGAGTTGCGTGCCAAGTTGCGGGGTAAGTGGTTGTACACACAGCGGGCGGACCTGATTGTCCGTGACCAGTTCGGTAAGGTGTGGATCGTAGATCACAAAACCGCTTTCCGCATTACATCCAAGACTCTGGCTCCTCATGTTTTAGATGGTCAGATGTTGGGCTACCAGATGTTTGGCAGAAAGAGATTCGGTAAAGACTTCGGTGGAGTCATCATCAATCGAATCACTACTCGCGCACCATTCCAGTTTGACCGCTCTATGTTGGAGCCTGCGCCACATGCACTGTCTAAGTTCGCAAGCAACCTCTGCGAGTTAGAAGCAACGATTGAAGAGTACGAAGGCAAGCCACCTATGGAGTGGCCCGGTGCGTATTCAAACTTAGTCTGCACACACAAGTACGGTAAGTGTGACGCATATGATAAATGCCAATGGGGATTGACAGATGGATAAGCAGAAAGTTGAAGGGGCTGGCGTCTTCGCCGTAATCTATGGCCCATCTAAAACAGGGAAGAGTACAGCGACTGGCGCTGCTGGAGCCGCAGGTTTGTTTCTTGCACAGCCCGGTGGGTTGCTGCCAATCACAAACTATCTTGGCTTGTCTGGGATTGAGTACCTCGCTCCAACTAATGTGACTGAAGCTGCCAAGATCGTCAGAGAAAACGCAGGAAAGTTTCCGTCGATTGTCATCGATGACTTCTCTCTGCTCACTGAGCAGACAATCCAACAGCTAGAGAAGAAGCACTCATTCGGTGAGATGTGGCGAGCACTCCGACACCAAGTATTAGAGATGCGTGATGCTGCCCGTGCAGCCACAGCAAAAGGAACCCATGTCATCTTCAACTGTCACCAATCACCACCCAAGACTTCATCAGGTAAGTATGTCCGTGGCGGACCACAGCTTCCGGGACAACTACCAGAACAGTTCTCGGCGTTTGCCGATGTCGTTGCCCGAGTCAAGTATGACGCAACCGCAGCCCCATGGAAATACATCCTCCGCACTGGGCCTGATGCTGAATACATCAGCGGCGACAGGCTGGACATTTTCCCAGATCCATCTCCGATAAACTTGGGAGAAGCACTGCGCTGTGCTGGGTATGACATCCCTCGCCCGAAAGGGTTGGAGTGGATGAACAAGGTTGTCGATGAGCTTTCAGGTCGAGTGCTTGAAGCTGGACTCGAAGACTGGCGGGAGGTATTGAAACCTGCTGCTGATAAACTTAGGAAGAAGTATGAGCTTCCTCACATTCGCTGGGCCGTTCAGGACTCACTGCATCGCGCAGTCCTCTTGAATGCCCGCAACAATCTTCTCGATGAGTTGTTCATCGAGGAAACCGCAGAGGAGTGGTAGCTCTGGTGGGGATACTTATCTCTTACCTCTCCCCATTTGGGGCTACTGCTCCTCTGTCTATTACACAATAAACATAAGAAACGGAGTACGTCGTGGACGAACTTAATATTGAATTGGACTTTGAAGGAATCAACGCTGCTGGTGGGCTGGGCACTCTGCCCGCTGGATTGCATGTCGGGAAAATCGCAGAGTTCCGGCACTTCCCTGATACAAACCGTCTGTATGTCTACATGCTGACTGGTGGTATCCGTCACCGGGAAAGCTTTGGATTGGATAATCCGAACAGTCTGCCCTTCCTTAAGGCATTCCTGCTTTCCGCTGGAGTACCTGAGAAGAATGTTTCTGGTAAGGGCAAGGTGCCTTTCCATAAACTCGCTGGTCGTAATGCTTACTTCCAGTACACACCGGCAGATACAAACTCTGATGGTAGTCGCGTAGAGGGCAGCTATGCTCGTTACGTCTTCTATCAGAAGGCACAGTGGGATCAGATGTTCGCATACAGTGATGCCGCTGAATCAGATGTAGTTGTTGAGGCTGCACCGGCTAACAACGGTACTGCTGAGCAGACTGTTAGCAAAGAAGCCCCCGCACCTGCTGCTAAGAGCGGCGGTGATGACTTCGACTTCTTGCTCGATGACGATGCCTGAGTCTGTTGAATCCTTCAACGGAGCCCTTTGCAGGTCGTGTCCTTTGGGATGCGACCTGCATCGCTCTGGGGAAAAGTTTTCGGTAGATGCAGAGAAGCATGATGAGGATCGCCTCGTCATTCTGGGAGACTTCCCGGGCACACAAGAGGTAGAGGAGGGACGCCCATTCGTTGGCCCGAGTGGTATGGAACTTCAGTCTGCTTTAGAGTTAGTCGGCATAAGTAGGACAGAATGTCTTCTAGATAATGTTTTGGGTTGTCGCCCAAAAGCTGATGACCTCTCGGGTTACATGCTTCGGTTAGGCAGACGTAATCGAAAGAAGATTAGTAAGGGTGAAGACCCGTGGTCAACCCCCCAAAACTCATGTCGCCCACGGCTGCATGCGAACCTCAAACAATATAAACATTTCCTCTGCTTGGGCGCGACTGCATCGGCTGCACTTCGCGGTGGTAATCCAAGCATTACGAAGCTGCGTGGGTCTTGCGAAAAGATACCTGCACCATGGGATCCCAACACAGAGATCCTAGTTTCATACACCCTGCACCCATCTTTCGTCATCCGCTTCCCAAAGTGGCGTGACACTTTCCAGCACGACATCGCAAAGGCTGCTCGCTTCTTTGACGGAAACCTTTCTTGGAAAGACCCGGACATCTTGTGGGCAAACACTGTGGATAAAGTGACTGAGTACCTCAATGTCCTACGCTTAGAAGGTAAGCCTGTAGCCTACGACGTTGAGACCGATGCGAAGAATCCACTCGATGCAAACCTGAGATGCCTCGCTTTCTCTAATGAGAACACAAGTGTACTGGTTCCAATCTTATCTATTGACGGGGCGACCCGATCCTTCAGCCCGGGCGATGAAGCCCGTGTGCTTGATATTCTGCGTGACTTCCTGACCAATCCCCAAGTCCCATTGACCGGGCACAATGCAGGGCAGTATGACAGAATCGTTTGTGAGGAACAGCTTGGAGTAACCCCAGCCCTCAGCGCTGATACTCTACTTCTCCATCTACTTTCTAATAACGAGATGCCCCATAACCTTGGCTTTGTAGGATCACGGTACACTGATTTCACTGAGGCATGGAAGGCTGACCACACTGCAACTCAAGCCCGGACAGATAAAGAACTTCATACTTACTGCGCTAAGGACGCTTGTGTAACAGCCCGGATTGTGAAGCCGCTGTCTCGTGTGATTCGTAGGCGAGAGCAGTTCCATCTGATTGAGAGGGAGCATCAGCTTCAGGACATTGGGTGTCGGATGCAGCGCCTCGGCATGTTTGTCGATCAGGAGAAGCTAAGTGAGCATGAGTTCCGCTTCCAACTAGAGCTAGAGAAGCACAAGAAGATTTGCCTAGAAGTCGGGCCGGATGAGTTTAATCCCAACTCGACGCATCAGTTACGTAAGATCCTATTCGATGAATGGAACTTGCCTCCGGTTAAATACAATGAGAAGAGCGGAGACCCCAGTACAGATGATGACTCTCTCCGACGCATGCTCACAGAGTACAGGTTGGATGAAGAGAAAAACATTTTCATTCAATCAATCCGACTGCTGCGTCGGAATACTAAGCTATTAAGTACCTACATCAGACCACTGCGCTCGGGTCTAGTGCTGCCCGATGGGAGGGTTCATCCCGCGTACAACCGTCTCCCCGCCACGGGCAGGTATTCATCCTCTGAACCTAATGCCCAAAACATTCCCTTTGATCTACGTGACATCTTCATCCCCCAGCCCGGGCATGTGTTTGTTGGTGCTGATGCAGACCAGTTGGAACTTAGGTACATCGCTGAAGAAGCAGGCGCAGAGCGGCTAATCGAAGTCATCAACTCTGGGCTCGACCCCCACAATGAAACCATGGAGATTGTTTATGGCAAAAGTATATGGTCGCTCGATGGAGCGCCGGAAGAAAGAACACAGAAGGGCAAAGGTACATTCAAAGCTACTCGCGGAGTTACCAAGAATGTCCGATATGCTTGGCAGTATGCCGCCAGCGTACCCAAAATCTGGGAACAAGTCGTCAGTGTCGAAGATGATGACGGTCAGCTTATCTACGCACACCTTACGAAGAGGGACATCCGTGATGTTGTCCGAGGACTGGAGCGAGCCGACCCGGAGATCCCGGAGTGGTGGCAGAAAACTAGAAACAGTTATCGACGCAACGGGTATATAGCTGACTCTCTTTGGGGAAGACGTAGAGATTTCCAGAACGAAGAGAAACTGAATGAGCTTGTGAATCACCCGATTCAAACAGGCGGAGCAGTTGTAGTACATGAGTCAATGCTGCAACTGACAATGGGCAATCCCGGATGGTCTACGAAAGCAGTGGACCCTACAGAGATTGGGGTTGTTCCTTTTGACTATGAGAACAAGACTGGACTAGTCAACCAGTGCCATGACTCTCTCCTGTTTGAAGTCAAAGAGGAGGACGGAGAAAGAGTAAAAGAGTGGCTTCAGATTGCTATGACCCGGGAACGTAGAGCGAACGCCCGAGTCAAATATACGGCTGAAGCTGAGATCGGAATGAACTGGAAGGAGGCATGAGATGTATCAATGTTCTATTAACAATCTCCCCAACGCCCCAAAAGACGGGAGGTGCTGGGAAATGGTTATCACTACGGACAACAAGGTTGTCTATACAGGCCGGTATACGGCAAAGATCGGCGCAGAGAGGGCAGCCAAAAGGCAGCTAAGAAAGTTGGGGGGCAGTAATGGCTGACCCAAGAAAGCTAAAAAGAATGGGCGTCTTCTATGCCCACGCTGCCAATGAGTCTCCCATAAAGATTGAGCATGAGCGCAAGGCCCTGTCAGACTTTCTGACGAAACGGTTCCATGAAAAGATTGGCGCACACATGTCTCCGAATGTCACAGTTACGTCGGGAAGGACAGAGCACAAGCATACCTTCACGGGCGATTGGGAAAGGTGGCAGCAGTCTGTAGTGAAAAGAAAACATGCAACAACTGGCGACATACGTTATCATATGTTTGTAGTGCCCAGTAGGGAATGTGGTCGTGCGACCGCAGGTATCCTCGGGTTGGCATTACAGGAAGGCCGCAAAGTCTGCTTGTGGGATCAAGAATCTGGAACCATTTCAAGGGTTTATGGGATCGAAAGCTTCGATCCAGAAGACTGGACAACGGGCTTTAGAATCTCAACCGAACCGGAGAAGTGATGAAAGTAAAACAAGAAGATGTGATCAAAGCATTAGAGTTTCTGCGGGAAGCAGGGATGACAGATGAGCAGATAGCGGTGGGCATTGGGCAGCAGATGCCCGGTGGTGTCCACCCAAGTTCAATGAGCGTTTACCGATGGCGGATCGGTAAGAACAAGCCTAGGCAAATGTTTGGCTGGGTAATCCTAGAAATGGCGAAGGTGCAAAGGAGCAACAAATGAGTTTCGTCAAAACTATTACGACAAATATCAAAAGTAGAGACGGTCAATCAAAGACCTTTGAGTTGGGCAAACACACCCTACTTGTTGGCCCGAATGAGAGTGGAAAGTCTGCTATCGCAGAGGCAGTTCAACTTGCGCTTACCGGCTCAGCTTTCGGGCTACTCTATAGAAACAAACCAATCAAAGCTGGCAATCAGCTTGAGGTTCTCCGTCCTGATGGAGCAGAGGTTGTGTATTCACAGGCTACACTCGACACTGGAGAGTCGGCAGAGTGGATACTGGAAAGCGGTAAGCGGCCTAAGCGGAATGGGGCCGAAGGTTACGCTATTCCGATGAATGATCTTCGGGCTGTATTAGCTGGCAGTGATCAGTCGATTCGCGCATTCTTCTATGACCATATGGTACAGAAGACCGACCGTGATGACATCCGCAACTATCTCAGCGATACCATCAAGGATACGTTTGACGAATACGTTTACGATGAGGATTCCCTCTCGCTGACTAAAGTCATCGCAGGTGTGGGTAAGCAAAAGCGGGAAGAGTCGGCGAAGGTAAAGGCAGCCAAGCAGATGCTTGAGCAGATGGATGCGTCATACATCGATGACAACACCATCTCTGCTCTCTGGCTACAGCTTGCTGAATCCCAAAGACTCGAACGCCTCAAGGAAATGTACAAGGCATACCGAGAAGATGGTGAGGAGACTCGTGTACTCGATAAGATAAAGGCATCACTTGCTAGCATTGGATCAAAGGAGAAAATCCAAGAAATGATTTCTCCAGAAGATGCCCGTAAGAATCTTGAAGATGCGTATCTGAAGATGGGTAAGTACAAGGCGTGCCTTGGGCTGAAGAATACAGTTGATTGGGGTGAGTCTGTCATCGATCGCCTGAATAAACTAGAGAAGGCATTGATCGATGTAGTACCTGCTGTGATGAAAGATAATCTTGTCTGGGAAAACTACGCTGATACTGTCAATGACTTCTTGCCCAAGGGTGATGAGTTTACTGTTGTAGATAACGGCACAGTGAAGTTGGGCCTTCGACGCCCTAATGGTCTACACGTCGCCCTTTCGGGCAGTACAGAAGCCCGGACTTTGGCTGCGATGTCGGCTGCACTCATTAAGAATGAGGACTCGAATGTCGATAAACTGTCCATCATTGTAGTGGATGACCGGATGTGGGACACCGCCACACTCGCCAAGACCATGAAGGAACTGGAGGCAGTCGATTGCCAAGTGATTATGATGAGTACGCAAAAGCCCCGTGGGCGTGCTCGTGAGGCGTGGACTTACATCGACTTGGAAAAATCATGAGAATGTTTTCTTGCGACAGACATGACAAGATGATGATCATACACATGGAGCTAGAGTGCCCCATGTGTAGGTTCCATAGAGAAACTGAAGAAGCTAGAGAACATGCTTCTGAGGCTCTTAAATGTTTGCAGACTGAAGACCTAGCTATGGAACTTGCTGATGTAGCTGATAAACTGGTCTCAGCAATGGAGAGACTGCGTTGAGTTCTATCCGTGACTTACATTCAGAAGACTTAGGTGGCATAACCTCCGATGAATGGGAGAACGCTACCTACCTTCTTGACCTATTGGAAGAGAAGACAGGGGCTTATGCGATCCCAGTCGTCAGTGAAAAGGAAGAGGGGCTACTTGGTTTCGCTTTGTATGCTAACGGTCGGATAATCTGTGCAGCAGGGCATCGACCAGACCAAGATGCCTCTGACTCTGTGGATACGTTGGGCTTTTTGTTCTTCTATGTTTTCGGGCAAACGGGGGGAGAGGCGTAGCTATGCCAGTCAATCTGGGGCAAAACTTCTTACGTAAAGGGAGTCTTCCGCAGACTGTTATGAGCTATGCCGTTTCCGAGCCCGGAGAGTGGACCGCTGAGGAAATAGCAGTTGATATATCGGTAACGGTGTACACCGTCACTGAGACTATTGGATCACTCCGACGTAGGAAGATGCTCCTCATTTCACAGAAACAGATTCACCCAACTGATATTGGTAAAGCGGCACTACTACGATCAATGGGTAGGTAATGGACTTTCCCTGTACGATGTGTGGCGCTTGTTGTCGTCGTGCCCGGGGTTTCTTAGCAGCATGCGAAGAGGCTGGTATCGATTCTGGGTATGATTACCCAGTCAACGATGACGGTTCATGTGGCCATTTGATCGAGGTTACTCGGCCTGATGGTCAACCCGGATGGGGCTGCGAAATCTATGATACTCGCCCGAATCTTTGCCGTATCAACCACCTGAAACCAGAGTCAGTATCAGTGGAAGAGCATGCATTGACTAATATGAAAGCTTGTAATGAGTTACAAGAACTAGATAATATGCCGACGCTATACAGAGTATTGCTATAGCTATAATCCCCAACCCCCCACCCACGTCTCAAGATTCGATAGACGGGACATCCTATCGAAGTGAGATTCCCACCGGGTGGGGGGCCTTTTTTATTTGTGTTACTATACGTTATCAGGAGGCCAACATGGCAGAGACTAAAAAGAAAGCCCCGGCTAAAAAAGCTCCCGCTAAAAAGAAAGCTCCCGCAAAGAAGAAGGCTGCGCCGAAGCCCAAGTTTCTCCTTGAAGTAGAAGGGTACCCGAACAGTGGGACTCTATCCTTCTTGTCTGAGAAGATTCGGGATGCCGCACTAGCCCGGTTGAATAGTCATGTGGGCTTAGTCTCTAAGGGTTTGGCACATTCTATTAAAGATGACGCGGGTAATGATTTCCGCTACTTGACCATCAAGTCTGTATCAAAGAAGTAGTTACCGCTTCTCCAGTAGGCGGTCTAGTTTCGATACGATGTCATTGTGTACTTTGGTTCGAGTGATCAAGAAGTCTTTAGACTGAGAGTCTTCTCTGTCTCGATACTCTTGGATGACTCGATCATACCGTTCACGCATCTTTTCTGTGCGACTGTCATACTCTTTACGGATCTCATCGATCTGTTCTTGGAATCCATTGACTAGCTTGTCGAGTCGCTTCTGCATTGTCATGAACTGGAAAATCAAGAATGCGGCAAAGACCCCAAGGTGTCCGTCACTGAGGAGAGAATCGACCAAAGCTTCCATCTAGAACTCCGGTTCTTCAATCAGCGTGTAGCTGAAGCTGTTTCCCCACTTCTCTTTTGATGCATAGCAGATGGACATAAACTCTTCAAAGTCATCTGCGTTTGCGAATACCTGACAGCCAGCAGACCACTTATCTACTTGCGTTGACGAGGATCCAGCCTTGTGGATATTGATCCCATAATAGCCTTCAGTAATAGACTGTATATCAAGATCAATAATGTCGTCTTTATTGCTGTCCCTGTAAGTCTTGACCTTACCCTTTCTCTGGCAGAGCGCGTCATATCTTCCTTGGTGCTTATCAATCTTCCATGTAGATCGGTACTGCCCGGGAACTAGGATGGCTGTCCCATTTACGTTGCTGGGATTTTCCAGCCAGTACTGTCCGGGCTCTGTCGTACATTTCCATGTGCGAGTGACCCATCCCTGTTCGTCCCTAAATACTACGCAGATCCGGTCATCGAAGCTATTGGCTTGATGATCGCGGCTACGGATACCAATGATATTTAGGTTGTAAGTACCTTTCTCAAAAACAGTGTGGCCCAGAGAAGCCACGTAATCTAAGAGAATAGGCCGCATTAGTCGCAGTCCGCACTTGTGGCCGAGCAGATCTTAGCTTGGTTGATGGCCTGTTTCTGTTGGATCTCGACCATCTTTTCCATCAGTTCTTCCATCTTATCAAGGCGTTTCTCTACTCCCTCAATCTTCAGGTCCACAATCTCTTGCTTACCCTCTTTCGATTCGAGGACAGTAACTCGCTTCCCAAGATCCTCTGCGTCTTGGGCAGCGGACTCGAAAGATGCGAAAGAGATTCCTGCCGCAAAGGTGATAGTCACAGCGGGGAGCGCGTAATCTTTAAGGTTCATCTCTGTACTCCCGATGCGTAATGGTACGTCGTGGCTAACCCAGCAGTGACTATGCCGACTACAATAAGTGTTTCTATTCTACCAACCCAGCGTTGAGTTGCGGGCCTTTCAATCCAAGGCTCTGGCAAGTTCGCCTGTTCAAGCTTGGTTTTATACCAATCGCGTTCCATTTTGAGCGCAGAAATATCTAATCTGTATTGGGCATCAATCGCTTCTGCCCATGATTCTGTGTTCAGTAGGTCGGCATAATCAGAAAGAGGGACGACCAAACCAGAGCAAGGAGAGGAAGATGGAGAGATCCGAAATAACTCTGGTAGTGGTCGTCCCTTATCAACTGCGAGAACTTTTTCGCATTCGCCCACAACTTCCGCTGGCGGTTTAGGCCGTTGGGGTAAAACGTACTTATCCTCAGCATTAGCAGAAGACAGCATCAATGCGATTAAGAAAATCATTTTCGCCGTTTCCTTGCGTTTGCCCGGGCGGCAAGGCGTTCAGCGGAGTCTTCACTTTCGAGGTCTTCAGCAACCTCTGCTACTTGGTCCTCGAAAGTCTGCTGGATACTATCGCGAGCAGTATCAGCAGCCACATTCGTAGGCGGCCCTTCAGCACTTTTCTTGGGCTTGCCCGGTCGCGCACGCTTACCCAAAAAAAGAGTAACCATAGAGATTATGATCACTGATAGCACTGTAAGGATGTTGTCCATCAGCTCGCCAAAAGTGAGAAAGAGACTACGTTATTCAGCGATCCTTGAGAACCTGTTGATGGAGTACTGGTACACCAAATGGATATACCGGCTGTGTAGGGTGCGCCCGTATCCATGATGTATGTAATCTTTTGCCCACCTTTAGCGGGGAAAATCCAGTTGGCCGCTGTTGAAGCAGGGGTCGCAGACGATGCATCAGCTATTTTTACATAGGCAGTAGAGTTCGGGTTTGCTGAGTTATCAATAGCAATCTGATAAATCTTTCCGCTAGAGTTACCCGTGACGTTATCCTCTGACGTTGGGCCAAGAGACGTAGATGTAACGAGTACTCCAGCGAGAGCAGTAGGAGTGGTGTTCTTTACAAATGCCATGCATCACTCCGCTTTTACTACAACTGTAAGGCCGACTGTACCGCTACTAACAGTCGGCACAGTTGTATCTGTATGTGCGGGAAGCTTTGTTACCCACATGTTCAAGTTTGAGAATGGGTAGCCTTCTTCAAAATCGTATCTCTGCGTCGAAGAAGCTGCACATTTAAGTACAAGCTGTGGGGCTGTTGAGCCCACTGTGCAGTTTTCGCCATCATAAAGCTTGGCATAGCAAGTTTGAGTGCCCGCAGTGTTGTCGATGAATACCGACATGAGTGTGCCTGATGACAGCGTAACATTCTTGTTTGCTGTCGCTGTAGCAGCGCTTTCGTTTACAATCGTGTAATCAAAAGCATCAGAAAAACCTGAGACACTAAGGGCCATTTACTACTTCTTTCCAATGGCAGCCATGGCTTTTTCAGCACTGTCGCCAGCAATGTAAGCGAGAGCTAAGTACAGCCATTGGTCCGAAGCAAGCATGCCGCTGGCAAGAAGACCAGTACCAAGAACCAGAACAGCAAGCCGACGCCAAGATACGCGCTTCTGAGAACAAAAAAGAGAGTTGATAAGATCCTTCATGGTTTCTCCTATGAAGTGAGGAATCGTACTTCTACTTCGCCAACCGGAGCGGTTGTGTCTGTGGAAGAGACTCCAGTTGTACACCAGAATGCTAGACCAGAGCTAAGGACTATCCCAGTGTTCAAGATGAATGACACTTTGTCTCCTGCGGGGCAACTGAACTGATGCGTGATCGCAGATGAAGTAGTGGCATTGCTATTAACATCAGCGATTTTAACAGTGACAGATGTAGTGGTATTCGCAGTGTTGTTGATCTGGATTTGATAGATGGTAGCCCCACTTGAGAGCGCCTGCTCAACCGTGGTGTCAGCATCAGTATCGATGATTACTTTTGCGCCAATAGGATCGGCTAAAGTTGTGGTTGTAACTGCCATCTCATCCCCTAAGAGGTAACGCCGTAAAGCTTAACGGTTGTATTTGAGTTAGCTTGGTTGCCACTACCAATAGATGTGGTGGCCAAATAGCTAAGCTCGGTAAATGCGACCCCGCCCGGGATCTCAAGAATCTCTTGTGTGCTCCCCGGGACATATATCTTCATGTCGGGATCGTCTGCGGCACCGGCTGATGCTGTAAAATAAATCTTGTAGTAGACAGCCGTACCAGCAGTCGTATTATCTAGTTGTAAGTGGTATAGCCGCCCGGAAGAGCCCGTCACATTTCCGACTAGTACACCTGTGACCGCTGTATCGTGGAATGCTTTATAGTCTAGAGCGGTAGAACTAAATCCAGTAACATTCAATGCCATGATTTCTCCCTATAGCGGTAAATAAACGTCGGCTGCAACGCCCTCAAAGTCCAAAGCATTGCTACCATCTGCTTGAAAGCCATCGAGCCGCTGTGTCCAGTTAGCACCGTTGTCAGTGGATTCATGCAGATCACCATCGTCGCATACTACAACCCATTTAGTACCATCAGTTGCGATGTGACGGCAGTTACCCGTGTTAGTCAAAGCCGTATTGCTAACCGTCCCGATGGTTTTGCCATCGACGGTGAATCGATTGATGTCGGCGTCATTCTCAGTGACAACACAAACATTACCATTTGCTGCTGCCGCTTTCACACCTCGGTTATCAGCCGTAGTGTGTTGCATGCTTACACAAGTGACCTCATCGCCCCAGTCAGTAATGTCTGAAGCAGCACATGACCGAAATCGAACTTGTGATTGTCGAGAGTAAATAAACACCCATGAGTTGTTGGTGTACACGATGTTGTGAGCATAGCCCGGAGAGTTACTACTAAAGGGTGTGCTTACAGACCAAGAAGCGCCGTCGTCAGTGCTGTAGTAGATCCGATTGTCCTGCGCGAACATCCATTTTCCATTACCGTCATTCGCAACGCCATTAATCCAGTCTTGATTGACGTTACCGTATAAATGCCCAGAAAGGCTGGTGAGGCTTACTGCTGACCAGTTTGCTGCACCATCAGTTGATCTGTAGATATTACCAGAACCCTGCTTACCCACTGCAATCCATGTTCCAGCAGTTGACCCATCTGATCGTGGGCCCCACTGAACCTCCATGATTGCTTGCAAGCTACTGCTTCCGTCCAGATCGACATTTGTCCATTCGCCGCTGCTTGTGACATCGGTTCCAGACACGGTCAACTCTCGAATCTGTGTGCCACCATTTTGGATTGATCTAGTAGCGATAAAAATACCCGCACCACTGCTGTTTTTCCCGTAGGCCACAGACTCGGAGTCGCCTGAAGCCTGAGTAGCGCTGCCCTCGTCATAGGCATCATAGGCAGTCCATGATGTGAGATCACTGTTTGCAGCATGAGCGACGTACCCATTTTGCGTAGCAGCAACCCAACGAGTAGCAGTAGCCGGTCCCGATGGTACATCGAAACCATTTATCGCTTGGATGTCAGCAACAGCCACACTGTTGACAGCTTGAACGCTTGCGCCTGACACCGCATTGAGGGCCTGAATGTCGGGCATTAGGCCACCTCAATCACAGTACTATCAGGCTTGAAGTAAACTGTATCGGCTGAGATTGCATACCCAATGACTTGAACAAAGTCGCCATCTGTATCAGGGGCAGTTTGTTCGGGGACATTGACGTTGTTGTTCCCGTTTGAGACTTCCGCTTCTGGTGTATAGATGACTCCACCGACAGTCCATGTTGGGAAGTTAGTGTTGAATCGCGCAAAACCTTCCAACAGAAATGGTCCCATGGCGTTAGCGCTTGTCGGCGCTACGCACATTGCGACACATCTACTCGTCGCCGCAGCCGTCGCGACCGCTTTGTAAACTTTGCCGTCTGACTTGAAGTATACGACTTCGCCAACTTCGAGATCCTCACCCGCCTGATACATAGCCAAGTTGCCAGAGTACTCACCATCAGCAACGGCTGAGTTGTGCATTACTTGGCAGTTGGTTGCCGAATCAATCTTGATGATTGGGTTGGTTCCGTGGGCAGCACCAACACCGATTTCGAGTGTGTCTGTGCCGTCGTCGATTCCAATGCGGAAGTCTTCAGCATTACCATCAAAAACCAGAAGAGTGTCTTCTGCTCCAGCATCGCCGATTGTCAGTTGCGGTGTAGTACCTGCAATGACTACATCAGAGGAGAAAGTTTTTGCCCCT